ACAGATAATCTTGTAGTCTAAGCCTTCCTTGGCAACCAACTCCTTTGCCTCGATCAAAAAGTCGGCAAAAGCGTCCCGTACTTCAGGAAGTAAAGTGTCTAGGTATTTAGCCGAGCGTTCGTCAATCATTTGTGCAGCAGTTTATAGATCTTCGCCAAAGTGTATACAATCGCAGCAATGCCGCCAACAATGCGGACCGTCTGTTCAATCTCGGACAGAGACAGAGCGATAGCAGCAAAGTTGACTCCCAAGACGGAGCCAATCTCCTTAAGGTCTTCGAACATTTCGCTTGGGCTTTCCATTGGTCTTAGGGGCTGATGGTTTAGCTGCGGGTTTAACTGGCTCTGAGATTGAACTAAACCAAGATAGCCACACATAGTTACAGGCTACTCCAATGTTAAGGATGAACTCAGTAACAGGCGGTTCTTGGTGTGCAAAGATGTTAGCTACGCTGCCACAGATCGTCACTGTAGTTGCAAGCTTGCAAAGATAAGAAGCGTACTTGTGCCTGTAAATAGCACTATCCTCGTGGCCAAATACCTTTAGCCACAAGTGAATTGCTGAAATAGCCAGGACACTATTTGCGCAGGCGTTTAGTAGGACTATTGGGCTTAACGTCATGACTGGATAAAAGCTTCTCTGAAAGGTTCTCTACGGCCCTAAGTCCGCAAAAGCCCAATAAAAACCCGGCTGCGTAGCCGTACTGAGGTTCACCATCAAGATGCGCAACCTTAAGCAGAAGCGGAGTAACGTAGTTTGCTGACGCTGCTCCACCCACAAGAGACGCGATTGTGCGGCCAAGATTCTGACCGGCCTGCTTGGAAGACATTAGGATTGCTCCAAACAAACCAGCAATAGCAAGGCCAATATCAATGCCAGCATCTTTAAGGTTGATCATCTGTGTTGTGCCTGTTTAGCGACAGAAACTGCATTCAGCAAGTCCAACTCAAGTTGTTGATATCGAGCATCTGAATGCCATTTCTGCGCCACCTCGGCAGTATACGTCTGCCCAGCCTGAAGCTCAAGGATTTCCTTGTTGGGTGGATATAAGTATCTTGCTGGAACGTGTGAACTGGTGGCGCAACCTGTCAGCAAGAGCATCGCGGCCATTAGCCCTAGCTTCGAGGATCTGAGTTTCGACATCATCGCAGTATTTGGCTATGTCACGCTCAAGTTCCCAAGAAGCTCGTTTAGCCTTGATCTCCAGCCACAGGCGCAGAATTTGCAGCAGCGTTTGAACCATTGGATTCCTTTCGCACTACGTTAATCATGCCAATAAGCGCCAGCCCGGTTGTCAGGATGGCTTCCTGCATCTCGGGGTGCAGCTTGAGGCCAACTGCTGTGAGTAGCGCAAACAAACCGCGCCATGTGGATGGCTCTTTGAGCCGTTCTAGTAGGTACTTCATAAAATTAGCACTTCCAGCGTTTGAGACTTGCCTTGGCTCGTTCTGCCGGGCCTTTAGCGTTGCGAACTACTCCAGCCATTCTAGCGCAGAAGCTTTTCTTGCGTCCAGCGTCAGCTTTAGTCTTGGGACTAGGTGCAGGAGCCTTGAGGTTGCTGCCTGTGGCTCGATTGTACTTAGCTCGACCTTTGGCTGTCAGACCTGCGCCCTTAGATGCAGGCAACTTCTCCCCTCGGCCAACGGATAGTGATACAGATTTCTTCGGCATAAGGTTAAGACATTGCAACCCAAGACAAAGACTCTTCACTCCACTTGTGCGGCCCGCCGTCTGTTGGGTAAGGCACAGGAGGTTGCCACTGACATGTTTCTTCGTCTAGCACCCAAGATGGGTACGGCTGTGGCGCATAGAAGGCATCACGAACACTGTCGTAGATATAACCCGCGCCAGCGTAGTTCTTGCGCAATGGTCGCCCTTCTGGGTGCTGCCCAGCGCGTGTGTTATAGCTAGTCTGTACCCATTGACCAGAAATGGAATCAATGAAGTCTTGTTCCGCAACGATAACTCGTTGCACTACGCCGTCGATGATTTCAGCAAAGTGTGCCATAGGTTAAGAAGTAAATATCAGTCTGCCGGAAGATGTAAATGCGTGATATGTAAATCCGCCATCTTGAGTGATTGTGCCGCCGGTTGCGCGTGGAGTGCCTGCGTAACGGACTTTTATAATGCCTGAACCGCCGGGTTGAGCAGTTCCGGTGTTATTGCCGCTGGAGTTGGTAAAGCCACCTCCTCCGCCTCCACCTGTATTTGCTGCTCCAGCTTCAGCAACTACAGCCGGAGTCACTTCAGTATTTGAACTTCTTCCACCGCCGCCAGCTCCAGGTGCTCCAGAGAGCACGCCTTCTGGCGCGCTAAGGTTTCTCCATCCACCTGCTCCACCACCTCGCGTTATTCCATCTAGCCAAGTCAATCCATCTCCACCTTTTGCTGTAAATTCAGCCCAATCTCCAGCCGCTCCTGCTCCACCGCCACCGCCCATACCCCAAACAAATCCGCGAGATGGCCTAGCGCCTCTACCGCTATTTCCTTGACCATCAGTCCCTAAGTTTTCTGAAGTATCTTGTCCACCTCTTCCAGATCCTGGAAGTACAGTATTTGTTGAAATTAATACAGGATTTATTCTCCAGACAAATGCTCCACCACCTAATGCATTTATAAATACAGACGATTGCAATGCACTAGTGCCTCCACAAAAACCACTTGTTCCTGCTGCTCCTCCGGCACCAATATACATTGTGTATACAGAATTAGTTGTAGACAACAATTGGCCAGATTTATATCCACCAGCTCCTCCGCATGTACAACTGCCAGTAGCACCTCCACCTCCCCCACCTCCAACTATAAGGTAGTCCAAATCATATGGCGCTACTGGCGTAGGTGGGGTTGGAGGTCTTAATGTTAATGGTGTAATCATATCGCGCAATCTCCAGCAATTACCCAAGTATTTGTATTAATTTTAATTAACGAAATTAATGCATATGGGCCAGCCGTTTTAAGTCCATTTTTATTGTTTAACGTAACTCCTACTGCGCCAGCAATTGTTGTTTGCGACATTCCAATTTGCAGAACAAGGATTTGTGTTCCTATTGGAAACGCTGCGGTAGAATTAAGTGGAATTGTTACTGTTGTATCAAAATCTGCGTTTACAACAATCATCTTTCCCGCGTCAGTAACAGGACTAGCTACAAGCGTGTAGCTTGTAAACTGATTGTTAATGGGCACCATCGCCGTAGCAATCGGATTCCGCGTCAACCCGGCAGCAGGCGTTGAACTGGTAACATACATCTGCTGGTTGTCCCATTCGACAGCGCCAAGTGTAGCGGTAGTCAATAGCGACTGACTAGCTGTGCTAGAGAAGCTAAATGGATTAACCGTTGTTGTGTTTGCAGCAAATGTCTGACGCGCAGAAAATGGAGTTGTTGCACTTAAAAGAGCAAATGTAGCTCTTTGAGAAATCGCATTAGATAACAATGGATCAACACCAACAAGATATGAAGCATTTCCAGAAATGCTTCCTGAAATTGAAAACGTAAACCCGTAATTACTTGTTCCACCTTGAATGCCAACTTGTCTTGGCCCAGACAACGTCCCTGTAAACCAAGAAGGACGAGTAAATACCGCTGAAACTCCAGTTGCTCCAAGCGTAGTTACAATCCATGGCCCATTTTGCGCCGTTGGTGTTGTTGCCCCAGCAGCCCCTTGCGCTGAAAGATAAATAACATCATTAAGCTGCAATGTTCTTCCGTCATAAGCTGGAAGTGTTCCAGCAGTAACTGTAAATGTAGTTGTGGTTGTGTTTTGAACCGTAACATTGCTTGTAGCAGATCCAGCAGCAGTTGCTCCAGTTGCCAAAATAACTTGCGTAGGACTAACAACGGTTCTAATCGCAATAGTGTTTAGTCCAGCAATATTAAGAACCATCCCAGGAACCAACGTAAACGAAGGTGTGGCAGAGAAGTTAATTGTAGTTGCTGCGTTTGCCCATGCGCTTACATTAACTGTTCCCGCACTTGCTGGAACGACTTGCGTGTTGTGACGAACAACTGCAAACTGCATTCCTTCGCCAGAGCCGCCGCCTCCACCGCCAGAAATAGCCGCTGTTGTAAGTGCGCTAACTCTTCCGTAAGCATCTAGAGTAATAACTGGAACAGCGGCGCTTGATCCTGCTGTGATTACTCCCGGTCCAGTAGTTGACAGTGCAATAGTTCCACTAGCCGTGATCGTGCCGCCAGTCAATCCGTCGCCCG